AATAGAGATTCTGAATACATTAGATCTTATGGTAAAGATAATGATTATAATTTTACAGATAATGAAGTAGCTGCTTTAAGTTCTTTTATATTTAATTTAGGCCGAGGAGCTTTAAAGCAAGTCACTGCTGAAGGCACACGCTCTAAAGATGAAATAGCTACTATGATGCTAAAGTATTACACAGCAGGTGGAAAAAAACTACAAGGTTTAGTTAATCGCAGACAAGATGAGCATGATATATTTACAGGAAAATCTATTATAGATGGTGCTGATTAATGGGGAAAGTTAGAAAAACTTCTAGTCCGTGGGATAATTTAAAAGCTTCAGACATAAGTACTCCCGAAGTAAAAACATTTGGATTACGTCAATCGTATGTGTCTAGAACTCATGGCGATCTTAGGCGTGACCCAAAGTTTCAAGATGAGTCTGAAAAGTTACTTAATTACTTATCAGAGCAAGAGGGGGCAGCAGAGGCTATAACTGGTGGTTTAATATCTAATGATATATTTGAAACTCTTAGGGACGAGGAAGGACGTTTGCTTACAGTAGCAGACAGAGCTAGAGTTTTAAAAGATGCCCCCGAAGATATAAAACAAACTTATGCTTATCTAAGAAATGAGTTTGAAAACTCTAAGCCCGGAAGTTTTGGAGAAGTAGGCAAGGCTCTTTTTGATAGAGGAGTAGATTTGTTTGCTGACCCGATTAACTTAGCACTAGCTTTAGTGGCTCCCGGAGTTGGAAGTACTGCAACAAAAGCATCTGCAGGTGCGTTGAATAAAGCCCTCACTAGCGAAGCAGGTAAGCAAAGTGTTAAAAGAACTTTAAATAATATCTCAGCTTCTAAAGTAGGAGCAGCTACAGCTTTTGAAGGAGCAGCATGGACAGGCGTAGAGAATGCAAATCGACAAGATATAAACATAGCTACTGGCGTACAGGATGCTTTTAGTAAAGGACAATTTGGTTTAGCAGTAGGCACAGGTGCTGCATTTGGTGGTGCTTTAGGATATGGTGCTACTAAATTGTTCTCTAGAAGAACGCCTAGTGTTGCAGAGACACCGCCTTCTACTACTAAGCCTACCCCACTAGTTGATGAAGCATCTCCTATAGAAAAATTAGACTTTAGTAATATAGATACTTCACAGCCTCTTGTAATTAATTATAACAGATTACAAAATATTGATGGTACTCCTACTACTGTTACAAAACAAACTGAAGTTATTTTTGAACCTACAGGTAAAACAAGAGCAAATGGAACGCCTGTGTATGCAACAACTAAAACTCGCAAAGGTGAGATACAATCTGTAGTACTTGATGATAAGGCTATAAGAGAAAGTTTTAAAAACAAACCGTGGACAACAAGTAGAGTACAAGGTGTGTCGCCATTAAAAGCTGATGACATTCAAACAGAAGATGAATGGGTTATGTTTAATTTACTACATGAACTAGATCATGTTGTTAATCCTAAACCTCAAGTAATGAAGAAAGCTCTTTTTGAAAACAGAGCTAATGAAAGAGCATTAGAACAATTAAAGATTGCAAGAGAAACTAATGTTCTTCCAGAGATACTTACAAACGCACATCAAAAAGTAAAAGATACAGTTAGTAATTTCTTTGACGGTATTACTACATCTACTACTAGAAGAGGCCAAGAATATTTTGATAGAAATCTAAATCCTGAAGTAGATACAAATTTATTAAATAAATTAGGTAAAAGTTTAAATAATAAATACGATGATACTAGAGTAGGCAGTATTATTTTAGGTATAAAAGATACTATTTTTAAAAGACTAACTCCACAACAAAAATCTAGAGGGTTAGACATAGCTACAAAATCTAGAATAATGGAAGTCAATGATGTTAACCCCGATGTCTTAGCAAAATTTAAAGAGTATGGATTAACTGAATCTGAAATTGATATTGCTATAAGAGAAGTAAGGAACACTTATTTAAAAGACGGAGAAAAAACTGCAACAGGAGTTTTAGAATCTGGACAAAAAGTTAAAGTATCTCAAAGATTAGATTTAACTGATGAAGATATTAGTGTTCTTGCTAGAGGATTATCTAATAATGTAGGTGGAGGCCAAAGAACTTCAGATGTTTTAGCAGACGCTATAGCAGAATCAAATGCAACTCAAGGTATAAGTAATAGTGCTAGAGAAAAAACTATTTTAAGTAGGGCTTTAAACCAAGCTTCTAAATTTAATGCTAAGTTTCTTACAGGTAAAGTAGCAGGTGTTCTTGATCCTTATGTAAGACAAGCTCCTAATGTTATAGGAGCATTACAAAAGCGCGTTACATCTTCTCTTTCTAATTCGTGGAACAGAGGAGAGGGCATTGTAAGAAACACAAATGATTATGGTACTGTTTTTGATAGAGAGTTTGGCAGACTAGGACAACCTTTTAAAGCTATCTATGAGCCTGTATTAAAGTTAGCTAAAGGAGAGTTAAGAGATAATATAGATACTTTACTATCTAATGCTATTAGAACTGGTAGTACAAAAGAACTAGGCGAAGCTACTAGTCACTTAGATAAAGAAGTAAGAAAAAGTTTATTAGACATAGTAACTTTTAGCAGGACTCAATTAAATGAATTAGGTACAGAGTTACAAGGTAGAGGTTTTGTAAATAATTTAGTAGACAACTACTTACCTAGACTTTGGAAGCGTTCAGAAATAGAAGCAGATGAAGATAACTTTATTAATCTTTTAGAAAAAAATGTTAGTTTCTCAGGCAATGCAAGAGAAGGTGCTAAAGAGTTATACGACGAATTACTAGATATTAAATATCAATTTGGTAATGACTCAGGCACAGGCATGAATAGTTTCTTTGCTAAAAGAGCATTAGTTTTAAAAGATGAAACTGCTTTTAATAAATATTTAGATAATGATTTAAATAATGTAATGATAAGTTATTACAGGTCAGCTGCTAAAAGCTTTGCTAAAGATGATGTATTCAATGTAAGAAATATAGAAGAGTTTAAAAGCACATGGTTTCCTGCAATAGAAAAAGAAATGCGTGAAAATGGGGCTGATTCAGCTAGTATTCAAAGTGCAAGAAACGATATGCTTTCTGTATATCAAAGTATTACTGGTGAAGATTTAGATAGGTTTGGTGCTAAAACACAACTGGCTGCTGATACTTATATGTTAGCAAATAGAATGGCTTTGTTACCACTTAGTACTCTATCAAGTCTTACAGAAATATTTATAAACATTTCAAAGGCAGGACCAAAGACAGCTTTTGCAGGTATGCGCGATGCTGTATTTAGTGGCTCTAAAAAAATGTACGATGACTCGTTAAATGGTTTAGAAAAATCTTTTAACATGACTAGAAAAGAAGCAATGGAAGAGCTTAACTACATGGGCATTGCTCTTGATCAGGCATTTGCTGACTATGCTGACAGACTAGGAGGCGATGCTTTAGCTAGTCCTGTTATGAGAGGTGTTAGTAATAAATTTTTTAGGCTTACATTACTAGATCAATGGACGCGAGGAGTTCAAACAGCTTCGTATATCACTGGTAAAAGATTAATAGCAGAAAATTTAGAAAGCATTGCATCACACATGCCACTAATACAAGCAGGTAAAACATCTAGAAGAGTCCAACGGCAAATAGATGAACTAGCTGATCTTGGAATAAACTACAACGAAGGGGTAGAGTGGCTACAGCAAGGAGCTAAGACAGGAGATAACTTTTATACAAAGTTAAAAGAAGGGGCAGGTGTTTATACTAATGAAGTTATCTTAAACCCTAGCGCACAATCAGGTATTAAACCTATGTATATGTCTAATCCTAAGACAGCTATATTGGGACAACTGCTTGGATACCCTGCTGCATTTACAAATACTATAATGAAGAATGTTATTAGAGAAGGAACTAGAAATCCTGAAACTATACTTACTCAGCACCTTCCTGCTGCTGCAATTATGACAGGAGTAGCAGCCTTTACTAATGCTGTAAGAACACAAGGAGAATCTTTAGAGGGAGATCCTGAAGAAGTAATAGGTAATGCATTTTTAAGATGGGGAGGTAATGGTTTACCTGCTGATATGTTTGTACGTGGACGCACAGCAGCTGAGATTTATCAGAATCCTTCAGCTTACATGACAGGACTAGGACCAGTGTGGGGAGATACTTATAAGGTCATAACAACTGGTGATATTTTCTCTGTTGTAGGACAAAAAGTTCCTTTATATGGAGCCTTTAATGCAGTCTTTGGTTCCTTTGAAAGCACTGAAGATTTCCCCGATCAATATAGAGATTTTCTAAGAGAGTTAGATAAAAATATTATAGATGAAACTATACCTGATCAAAAAGCTACGCCTAAAAGAAACTTTAGAAAAGGCGGTGAAGTCTACAATGTAATGCAAGTACCTATAGAACCTGATGAACGTATAGATAAGATGACAGGTTTAGCTTATGACATACAAGCAGGAGAAGCTTTTATAGATGAAGAAGATCGCGTCTTTAAAAGTGTAGGAGGTATATCTAAATTACTTAGTAAAGCAGGAACTAATATTATAAAAGGTTTGTATCATGGTTCACCACATAATGTTTCTACTTTAAAAGCTGATAAAGCTATTGATTCTACTTCACTTCAATTAGGTAGGGGTGTAGCTGTGACAACAGATAAAAAAGCAGCTGAAGCATATCTTAGTGCAACACCTAATCGTTCTGTAGGCTTATCAGAAAAAGCTCTTTTAGAAGAAAGAACTTCTAGGGGTTCTTCTGCTCCTACTTTGTATGAATTAGAAGCGCGTATAAATGATAATGAAATAATTAAAACAGGTACAAGATTTATAGATCAACTAAGCACTGTACAAACTAAAATAGAATCTATAGCTAGAGATTTTAATATTACATTATCTAATGAAGATAAAAATAATAAAAGAATATTTTATATTTTAAAAAGAAAATTAGAAGATAAAAATTTAAAACCAGAAAATATTTTTAAAGACTACGGAATTAAAGCTGCAAAAAGAGATTTAAGAGGGACTTCTTTAGAAGGATTAAGTTTAGGAGGTAATGAAGAATATTCTTTTTTTGATGACAGTGTATTAAAAATTATTAATAAAACAACTAAAGATGATACACCTCGTAAAGAGTTTGGTATAGGCGGTAAAGTAAAAAAAGTACTTGATAAAATTATGTATGCAGGTTCAGCCAGAATGGGTGTTACTCAAGAAGACCTGCGTAACCATGAAAAAGAAGTAGTTACTTTTTTAAATGAAGCTATTGAAAGAGGGGAGATTCCAAAACAATTTAAAGTCCCAACAGATGAGGCAGGGTTTGGAGATTTTAGAAAACCTTTTAATGACGAAGTTTGGAATGTTATGAATCATGCTTACTTATCTTATAAACATGGTAAGGGCGCAGGTAATAAATTTTTATTACAATTAAAAGAACAAATTCAAATGCCTTTTAGACCTGATCCAAGAACTGAGGCAACAGACATGGTTAATAATGCTTATGGATTTGGGCTGCAAAATATTGCAAAAGATGATCTGGATGCTCAAAGAATAATGATTAAAGATTATGATATTACTCAAGAAAAATTAAAAGCAGGAAAGCCTTTAATGTATGGTGTTGATCCTCTTTACAATCCTAAAGAAACTAAGTTAGTTAGAACTAGAAGTTTAATGGATACTAAGTATGGTAGAACAGGGCTATAATTACTCATTAATATAATTTATAAGTAAAAAATTAAACAATTTACCCATAGGATAACCTAATGAAAAAGACTTTATTAGCTATTTGTATATCAATAGCANCAGTATCTCAAGCTGATGTTACTTATGTAGATGACGTAGCAGATATTATAAATAATAACTGTGTTGTGTGTCATCGTCAGGGTGGCATAGGCCCGATGCAGTTTGAAACATATGAGCAGGTGCGTCCGTGGAGTCCTTTGATACAGATTAAAGTAGCCAATCGTGAGATGCCTCCCTATGCTTATGATAAAGAAATAGGTATACAAGAACTGCATGGCGATTGGAGATTAGAACAAGAAGAAATAGATACAATAGTAGAGTGGGTTAATACTGGCTCAGAGTACGGCAATAGGGATGTAGCTCTAGCACCTTTGGTACTACCAGATCCTAGTCAGTGGAACTTCTATGCGGATTTAGGAGAGCCTACAGTGGTCATCCCCTCTACGCCTATAGATATACCTGCTAGTGGAAATGATTTGTGGCATAAACATAATGTGCCAAGTGGTTTAGCAGAGGACAGATGCATTAAAGCTATTCAAGTTAAGCCAAGAGGCGAGGCTAAGAGTGTAGTACACCATGCTAATAGTAGTGTTATTTTAAATGGTGAAAGATTTGGTATGCTCACAGAGTATGCTATGGGTAAGTGGGGTGAGGTAGTACCGGAGGGCGTGTGTCGTACTATACCTGCAAATGCAGAGATAGCATGGGACATTCATATGTTCCCCGGAGGTCTTGGAGCAATGGCTCCAGAATCTGTTATTGAGAATAACATCGTAGATATAGGCATGTGGTTATATTCTCCAGAGGAATCTGAAGAACTTAAATACAAACAAGACTTAAAGCTGTACAGAATAAGCGACCAAGACGATATAGTTATTCCCCCTAATGGATACTTAATGACACAAGGCTTTCATTCTTTTGATCATCCTGTACGGATAGATTCTTGGCAGCCTCACGGTCATCTTAGAATGAATGCAGCTTCCTTTGAAATATTCTATCCTGAAACTGGACGTACAGAACAAGTCAGTCAGGTATCTAACTGGAGTGCAACGTGGCATCACAGCCACATATATGAGCCAGACTTTGCACCCCTTCTTCCAACAGGGGCAGTCTTAGTATTAAAGCAATGGTATGACAACACCAAAGAAAATCCAAACAATCCCGACTCTGACATGTGGGTTGTTGGTGGTAGCAGGACAGGTGATGAAATGACACACGCTTGGATAGCAGTAACTCATTTAGATAATGAAGGTTATAATCAATTAGTGGAGAAAAGAAATGAAAAAGTTAGCGGTGACGATTAGCAGCGCATTATTTGCAACAGCAGCTGCAGCACATGAGGATGTTAATATAGATTATGCCACTAGTGTAGCACCTATTCTTATAGAACAATGTCAAATGTGCCATCGAGAAAATGGCATAGCACCGTGGGCAATGAGTAACTACCAAATAGTACAGGGCTTTGCACCTGCTATAAAAGAAGCGATTGAATCTAAACGTATGCCTCCGGGCCAAATTAATCCTATATATCGTGATGATATTATAAATCATAGAACTCTAAGTCATACAGAAATAGAAACACTTATAGCATGGATTGATGCAGGTACACCAGTAGAGGGGGACAGTGATCCTTTAACAAAAACTGTTTACTCTCCTTCAGCATGGGCACATGGTGAGCCTGATATGATTATTGAAGTACCGCCTCAAGAAATTCCTGCAGTTGGAACTCTTGGACCTAATGCTATCCCTTACAGATACACAAAAGTAGATTTAGGTTTAACAGAAGATAAGTGGTTACGTGGCTCAGAGTTTCTCCCAAGTGAGCCAACTGTAATGCATCATATGTTAAACACAGTTTCTATACAAGGCGAGAGAACAAACCTTCTTGGAGCAGCAGGTGAGAGTCAAGAAGATTTAAACTACGCTAGTGTTAGTGCCTATGTCCCCGGAGGTACTCCTGATTTTTATGATGAAAACACTGGCGGTCTACTACGTGCAGGTTCAGTTGTTAACTTACAATTACATTACACGCCTGATGGTACAGCTAGAACAGACCAAGCAAGGATAGGTCTTTATTTCCATGATGAAGGTGTAGTGCCTGAAGAAAGAATGGCAGGGGGGTGTGCTTGTATATTCCCTGATACTTGGACACCGATACCTCCTTTTGATCCTAACTTTGTACAGACAGCAGAAATACAACTTCAACAAGATGTAAATCTTCATACGTTCTTACCTCACATGCACTTCCGTGGCAAGAGTATGAAAGCTACAGCTTACTATCCTGATGGGACTTGGGAAGAATTAATTGACATTCCTAAGTATGAATATGCGTGGCAGCTTTCATACACATGGAAAGAGCCTAAGTATATACCTAAAGGAACTAGACTATTTGTAGAGGGAGCTTTTGATAACTCAACTGAAAATAAAATGAACCCTGATCCTAGTAGAGAAGTGCCTTGGGGACAGATGTCAGAGGATGAAATGTTCTTCGGGGCATTTACTTGGAAAAATTTATAACTAGGAGACAGCAATGATAGAAGTGACAGTAGCCATAGCTGCTGCTAGTCGTGCTGTTTCGCTTATTAAAAAGGGTATACAAGTAGGTAAGGATACCTCAGAACTAAGCACTCAATTCGCACAATTCTTTGATGCTAAAGACAAGATTGATACCGCAAAGACAGAATCGGAAAATGCTCCGATAGGTAAAAAAGTATTTGCTGCACAATCTGTGGAGGCATACGCATTAGAAGTAGCACTAGCAGAACACAAAGCTAAAGATTTAGAAAAACAATTAAGAGAACTCTTTGTTTATTCAGGACAAGGAGATGTATACAAAACAATGATGAGGGCTAGACAGACAGAGCGTAATAGAAGATTAGAAGTAGCTAGGAAGTTAGCAGCAAGAAAGAAATTTATAATTGATACATGTTTGATAGTTACTATTATTGCAACAGGGGTGGGTATAATAGCTTTTTTATTATATTCTATATTTTAACTAGAGGTACAACTTATGATAGCTCTTTATACTGAAGATCAACTAACAGCAGCATTTCAAATATATGTTCGTATACATGCTTCTCACGAAATGGATGCAGTAGACTACGAAACCTTTAGAGATATATTTGAGCATCAGTTTATGGCGATGGCTAAAGCAGATGAAATATTTAATGGAGAAGGAACTACTCATTAACAATGAACGCTAAGAAATTAGAACTGCAATCTAAGTATGAACAGTTTGATCTTAATAAAGATGGGACTGTAACTGATGATGAGATAGACCGCGCTAAAGAAATGATCGACTTAGAGTTAAGAGAAGAAAAATCAGAGGCTCAAAAGTTAATGGCGTGGTTAGCTATAATTGTNATGACNGTAACAACTATTGTACTGTTTACTCCGTTAATACCAGACAGTAGAGTTAATGCACTATCTGATTTATTAGGTCTATTTTATTTTTCATTGTGTGGTATTGTTGGTACTTACATGGGCGCGACAGCTTTCATGCACAAGCCTAGTAAATAATACTTTGAACTTCTTTTTCTAATAAGTTGTGTAAGCCCTCTAGTTTTAGAGAGCCTTCCTTAACAACCTTTTTTATAATTGGTATTTCATCTGTTGAAAATATCTTTTCTATATTTTCAAACGGTAAGTGCGAATACTCAGATATAATATTACCATCTCTTGCTAAGAACACCCTGAATGAAATTAAGTTACCTTCTTCTCTGTTGTCCATACTGCCTCCTTAGTCCTCAACTCCCAGACTTTTAAATTGGACACTATCTAGGTTGCCCTTTATACCTCCCTTCATATAAGTAGTAGCCCTGCCTTCAAAGAAGTTTTGATGCTCTACTCCTAATACATCATCTAACCAATCCAAAGGATTATCTTTTACTCCAAAGTTAGGTTTTAAACCTAGCTGTAGTAAACGTCTGTCAGCTATATATCTTATATATTGTTTCATCTCATGTTTAGATAAGCCTTGTATATCACCCATCTCAAATACTAAATCTAAAAACTTATCTTCTAGTTTTACCATCTCTCTACAGACTTGATAGATTTCTTTCTTAAACTCATCTGTCCATAGGTGTAAGTTTTCTTTTATAAATTCTCTAAACAGCTTTGTCATTGCCTCAACGTGCATAGACTCATCACGTATACTATAAGTAACTATCTGTCCCATGCCTTTCATCTTACCAAAGCGAGGGAAGTTTAAAAGAATTACAAAGCTACTGAAGAGTTGCAGCCCCTCAGTAAAAGCAGAGTATACAGCTAGATTTTTAGCAATAGATTCTTTGTCACTAAGTTTAAGAGGGACATTAGTTATGTACTCATGCTTCTCTGCCATAGCTTCGTACTCAGAAAACGCCTTGTATTCTATGTCGGGCATACCTACTGTATCAAGCAACAAACTATAAGCGTGTTGATGGATAGACTCCATGTTAGCGAATGAAGACATCATCATCCTAGACTCTGGCTTTTTAAATACACGCATGTACTTGTCTATGTAACCGGAAGCTACATCAACATCCGATTGAGTAAACAATCTAAAAATCTGAGTCAACATATTCTTTTCTGAGTCGCTCATTTCTTGCCAATCTTTTACATCATTATGTAAAGGTACATCTTCTGGTAGCCATATCATTTGATTCTGTTGTACATAGTAATCAAACATCCACGGATAATCAAAAGGCTTATAATAATCTCTAGTTCCTAACAAACTCATTGTTCTTTCTCCTTGGTTATTTCGTACTCCCAGTACTCTACGATCATCCCCTTTGGTACGACCATAATAGAATTTACATACTCTTTATATTTTTCACTATGAAATATATCTGTTGAAAGAATAACTTCATCTTCATTATCAGCTACTAAATAGCCTACTGTAGAACGCATAATAGGTTTAGACTTCTTGGCTTCACTGATAAGTATATCTTCAGTGTCCACCCAAGCATCTCCCCATTTTATTTCTACAACCTTATCCCTCACAACTTATGCATCCTTCATCTTCTAAGTTAATCTTAGGTATCTTTATATTAACATTCTCAGTGTTACGTGCTGCATCAGATCTTAAATAATAAAGAGACTTTAGTTTGTGCATACCTGCCCAGTGTACATCATTTAAGTACTGTAAGAAATCATTATGTGTATCTTGATCTGATTCTATGGGAGGAGGTTTGAAAAATAAATTTACACTTTGACTTTGGCAAATATATTTCTGACGCATAGAAGCATGTTCTATAATCCATATCTGATTTATCTCTGGTGCAGTTTTAAATATTTCTTTTTGATCATCAGTCAATATATCTAAGTGCTGCACTGAGCCTTCATGTGCTGCGATGTCCTTCCATATCTCATCACGTTTTTTCTGAGTAGGCAGAAGCTCAAATAATAAATCATCTAGATATTTATTCTTAACTTTAAAACTTCCGGTCAATGTTTTGTGTGTATATACATTAGCCCTGTTAGGTTCTATAGAGGGGCTTGTACCCCCACATATAATAGAACTAGAAGCGTTAGGAGCCACAGCAAGTAAGTGAGCATTGCGTTTATTACTACCCTTCATGTCGGGGGCTTCACCTCTCTCTTCTGCTAGTCGCTTAGACGCTAACTCTGCCCTATCTTTAATTAAAGAAAAAGATTTATTATTAAAAGAAGAAGCATACATACTTTCAAAAGCAATGTTATTTTTCTGCAGATAACTATGAAAACCCATAGCTCCTAAACCTATAGACCGTTCTCTCATAGCTGAGTAGGCTGCTCTTTTATAACCTTCTTGACCTGCTACTGAGTCAATAAAGTTTTCTAATACATTATCTAGCATTGTTACAAGATCACTAATAAAGTTTTCATCTTGCGACCAATCATCATAGTACTCTAAGTTCACACTAGATAAGCAGCAAACGGCTGTCCTATCTTCATTAGTAGGCAAAGTTATCTCAGAGCAAAGATTACTTTGCTTTATTTCTAAACCTAATTTCTTTTGTTCAGCAGGTAGCGCAGCATTACAAGTATCAATGTTTACTATGTAAGGCTCTCCAGTTTCCATTCTAGTTTGAATTATTTGGAACCATAAATCTCTGGCTTGTACTATCTTCACTGCGGTATTAGTCTTAGGATCTATAAGTCTCCATTCTAGATTTTCTTCTACAGCTTTTAAAAACTCATTAGTTATATTGATTCCGTTGTGAAGGTTTAAACATTTTCTATTTAAGTCTCCTCCTGTAGTCTTACGCATGTTTATAAATTCTTCTACTTCTGGATGAGATATATCTAAGTATGCTGCGTAGCTACCGCGCCTAGTAATGCCTTGATTAAAAGCTAACATCTGGGAATCTACTACGTGCATGAAAGGGATAGATCCAGTAGACCTACTACCGTTAGAAGTATCCACGCCATTGCTACGAACACTACCCCAATATCCACCAATGCCTCCACCTCCACTTGCAAGCCATATGTTCTCATCATAATGGCTAGATAAACCATCCCTAGAATCAGGTACGTAATTGAGAAAGCAGCTGATAGGTAAACCGCGAGAGGTTCCCCCGTTAGAAAGTATAGGAGTACTGAAGCTAAACCAGTGCTGACTAGCGTAGTTGTAAAGTCTCTGTCCAAGATCGAAATCAATATGTCCCTTATAAGTAGAGCCAAAAATACTGGCCCTTGCAAAAGCTTGTTGAGCATGGGTTTCTCCTTCCCACAAATATCTGTCTATAATAGTTTGCTTACTAAAATTATTTAATGTTATATCCTTATCGTAATCAATATGAATACCTAAGTATGGTTGCACTCCAATTTTATCTGTCATTAATATTCTTTCCTATTTCTTGTATAAGTTTCTGAAGATACCACTGAGCTTTCTTTAGATCTTTTACTTTATCTTTATATCTGTACCGCCACACATATTTTATTACGTTACCACGTAAGTAACCTTCATACTCTTCCTCAGTTGAGGCTGCTTCTATAGCTTCAATACATTCTACTTTGCCATTATTATAATGTACTGGATGATTAACGTCATCTTTTTTTAAAGTTAAAGGTTTATTTTTATCAAAGCCTGTTCCTAACATAGAACCATTAGCTACTCTATTCCATTCTTCAGGTGTTACATCATCAATGCTCATAGTATCTCCTATTCACTTTCAATATTTAAAGTATTATCTTTACGATAATTTATATCAACCCACTCACTAGGTAAAGAGTCTTCACTATACCATGTAAAGTTATTAGCAGAAGCCCACTCACCATGACTTCTTTTAGTACCATCCTTTCTGCGTTTAGCCTGTGGCATTGGAGCAGATGGGTTGGCAAACAAAAAGACTAGCTGTGTGTTAGGCGGTAATGCTTTGTTAATCCATATGTATTTACTGTACTCAGCAAAATCCCAGAACCTACCTTTAGCTTCTAAAAGAATTATTTGATTGCCCATTATCCTAACGAAGTCAGGTTCATATACATGTTCTATTATGTAAGCTACTTCTTTAGTATGATGATCCCATTCTTTTAATAAGCCTTTATGTAGATCATGTTCCCAATTAGAATCATAACTAGGAGGAACATTCTTTTCTTGAGGACGTTTAACTCTAGGTTTTCTAAAGCCCTTACGAATTGTTTTTTTCAATGTCTTTTAACCCCACTGTAGTAACGTCTATATCAGTCTTACGTGCTAAGTCTTTTATTTTTTTAACAGTCCACTTAAAAGAATATGCACTAAGTTTAAATTGATTGTTAGCAAAGAGGTGTGTTTGTGGAGACAAATAAGAAAGTATATTACTTTCATTAATGTTCTTTGATTCATCTTTAGACACTAAACCTTTAAACCATTCAACTAAAATAACTTTAGATTGTTTCCGTATCTTCTTGCAAAGTTTGGAATTCATGATCTACCTCCTGTACTTTAGGCTCGACTACAACTTTTGTTAGAAAAGAAAATCCTTTTGAATATTGAAATACTCTCAAGCCTTTTCCATTATTAGAATCCTCATAGCATTTAAACTTGTGAGGACACCAACCACAGTTCTTATGTATTTTCTCATTACCTTTTGCTCCATCAGGTACAGTATCATAACAGTAATCTACAGGTGGTGTCTTCTTTGCAAGAGCAGTCTTTAAATTCTTTATTTTATTTTTTATATTAGGCTTGTCTAAATCTTCGGGCTGATAGAAACATAGCTCACCATTTTCTTTATTGATAACTAGTAGTCCTCCATTACTAGTACCTTCTGATTCTTCGTACCCTGCAAGCTGTCCTAAGTATCCGAAGGGATCATCATCTCTTAGTGTTCCGTTCTTAAATTTATTGAATGCAAAACCAGACGCAGTTTTTATATCAACAACTTCATCATCTATGATGCAGTCTATGTGTCCAGTTATGCTGTCAACCACAACTTGTTTTTGTTCTCCAGTTATATCATGCCCAGATATAACAACAAAAAGTTTAACTAGTTCTTCTAGCATATGACCATAGAGAAACTTAATTTGTGTAGGAGAATTAGTTTTAAAAGATTCTTTGTCTGTAGCTTGGCTATCAAACCACAAACGCCTAGCAGGTTTGCCTACATTAGACATCCGTATAGAAAAGTTAGAATCTCTTTTAGTTGGGTTAGACCAAGAGCGCATTACATCTTTCATAGCCTCACCAAAGTCTTCTATCTGTTGTTCAGATATATCCAGAGGCTTACCATCTGATAAAGGCTCTAAGGTTTTATATATGTCTTCAACTAAAGTTGCAGTGCTCATATTCTATGATTCACAAATCTACATTTGCGACTCTCTGAATTGTAATGTAAGTACTGTACCTTCAACTCTTTTTGTAATGGAGTTTTTGCTGACAGCCTACCATCTTTATATGACTTAACATCAATCAATTTTATTTCTCCTTTAGGACACATAGCTACAATATCCACTGGCCCAGTACAGCCACAGTTTTTAAAAACATGATAGCCATTATCCCACAACCATGTAATAGCATAATGTTCTGCTAGATCACCTACTCTATTTGGATCATGTTTAATTTTCATTTAAATCAGCCTCAGATTTTTTAGAAGTTATTAGATTACCAAGTTCGGGACGTACTTTTCTTATTAATCTAGTATAATAAGCTCTGTAACTATTACATAATTTAAAATCTTGAGCATCTGTTTTAAAACTATAGTCCCAACGGAGAACTTCAAACATTTGACTCATACTTAATTTTCTTCTTCCAAATTGTACAGCGTGTTCACAAAGTTTAATTAACTCAGATAAAACATGGCCGTTGTTTTTATGAAATATTTCAAACTTTTTTTGATTACTTAATTTAATGTGTTTCACTCCAGTTATCTCCTATATTATATTCACCATCTAAAGGACACTTCATATTGAAAGCAAGTCCTGCGTTTTGTATTGCCTTTATACCTAGCTCACCTACAAGTTTAGCATCTTTCTTTATAACTTCTATCTGCCATTCATCATGTATGTTAGCTACAAAGTGAGCATCTAAATCATTGTCTATAATGTAACTGTTAAGTAGCTCTAATGCTTTCTTCATTACGATACTGCCACCGCCCTGCAGTAAAGCATTGAGGGCTGAGTGTGCTGACCTAATGTATATCTTCCTACCATCTAACCCCTTGATGTAGCCTTTTGCTGATGCTCTTGTAACTCTATCTTTAAGATGCCTAAGTGATGGGAGATTATCGAGGAAACGTTGTTTAAGTCTTTGACCATCTTGCTTACCTCCCCCAACCACTGTTCCAAGTTTTTCATTTCCTGCTCCGTAGATAAAGGCATAGATGAAAGTTTTAGCCTGATTTCTTGATTCAAGTCCTGCAAGGTTTTGATTAGCGGTGTGTATGTCTCCGTGTAATATTTCATTAGTAAAGTCCTCATCGTCCATATAGTGAGCAAGCATTCTTAGTTCTAATCCAGAGGCATCAATCCCTACTAGATTATAATCTTTAGGAACTGTCCAACAAGCACGACACTCTGTCCCATAAGGAGCATTAGAGTTAGGTACTTGAGCAAGATTAGGTTCTCTGTGAGTCATCCTTCCTGTGATCGTACCATTGGGATTCACAAAACCATGTACCCTATCTATACTATCTACATTATCTATCCAAGATTTTATCTGTGCTATTCTTTTCTGATACATAAGATAGTCAGCAATGAGTGTAGCTTGAGGTATATTCTTTATTCTTTTAAGAGTACCCTCATCTACAATAGGTTGACCAGTAGGTGTAAACTTAGTTGGCTTCCAACCAAACTTCTTTAAGTACTCACCAATCTGTTTACGTGAACCCAAGTTAAACTCTGTACGGCTTATCCTTTTTATTTCATCTTGCTCATTCAGGGCATCGTACTCATCAGAATTTAGTCTATACTTAACTCCTTTAGAATCCACAGCCATCTTAGATAGTTTACCTGCACCAGTTTTAACAGGATATAATATCAAGGTATGTTCTTCAGGTTTAAATTCCTTGTGTACTTCTACAACAGTAGCATCAAGCTTATCTTTTAATGTAGCAAGTAATAGACAGGCATGTCTAACATCAAGTAGAAAGCCCTTCTCTCTTTGCTTGTTTAAGATACCAGCAATGTTCTGTTCTAAGTTTATAGAATCTCTAGAGAACCCCTGCTTCTCTTTGCTAAGAGCATCGTACACTCTTTTGTTTAAGAGTACATCCCTCTCACAATATGTCACCATCTCCTGAGAAAAGTGTCCATAATCGTCAAACTCAATCTTAGGAAACTTTAGTCTAAAGCCCCATGATTCTAGGCCATGATTGCCTTCCCGAACTGGATTGAATAAACGAGACAACACTAAAGTATCTACTAATGGTTTAGTAGATAGATCAATGCCAGTAAGCCTATGAATAACAGGAATATCAAAACCGATAATGTTATGACCAATAAGTTTATCAGCCTCCTGTAACTTACTAAGTCCTTCTTGTAGTGTATTACCATAGTAAGAGTTCAACTCCTCTGTGTTAGTATCGCAGGTACTCAGACACCAAATCTTTGTGGCATCTAGGCCATCAGTCTCTACGTCAAATACTAAGGAACTCATAACTCTTCTCCATCATCTACATAATCTTGAGCATCTACTTCTGAAAGCCTACCAGTATCCTGATTGTATAGCAAATGGGTAGCCATTCCTACATCACCAGTATATCTAGATTTAAGTACACGCAGATGAGTTGTCTGAGCTTCTATAGGATCATCCGATTGTTGGTTACGTTCTAAAGCTATAACACAATCAGACAACTGAGCAATAGACTGAGAGCCTCGCAAGTGATTAAGCCCTACAGTAACTCCATTCTCATGCCCCCTGTTGCCTTCTACTCTACGCAAATGAGAAACTAGTATCATCCCTGCCCCTGTTTCTTCCACAATGGATCGAAGCCTAGTCATAATACTATCAATAGTTCTGCGTTCATCCCCCTCAGTTGATGAGGATACAAGCATATGTAGATGATCAACCACTACCCACTTACAGCCACAGCCTATGATCATAAATCTAATCTTACTAAAGATAGCATCTATATCATTGGCCCCGAAGTGAGCATGAATCCAGACCCTGCCATTATCATATATCCTATTGTATATATCCTTGAGATATTGTGGGTCATGGGCTTCTCTAACATGGTCTACATATAGCCTATCATTAGCTTCTATAGACATCAGACAATCAAGTGTCCTCATGTCATGCTCTTCTAAGGCTACGATACCTACGTTGTCCTCAGTGTTTGTGATTAACCAATGCTCTAGTTCTCTAGTAATACTAGATTTACCTAGACCAGTACCACCTGTTAAAGTAATAAGCTCTCCTGCTCTAAGACCATAAAGCTTTTTGTTTAGCCCCTCCCACGGATAAGGCACAGACTCTTTAGTCTCTCTGTTAAAGTATTTATCTTTAAGATCTTTAGCATTGAGTACACCACTTGGAGTATATATCTTTGCGTTCCACCAAGCTGATGTATAAGCATGAGCAGACCTCTGCCCTTTGTGTAACATATCATTAGCATCTTTAAACTCGTCAGGTAAGTTGACTATCTTAGCTTTCCCCGGAGTTAATAATGTAGCTACTTTCTTAGCAGCTTCTTTACCTGCCTTGTCATTATCAAAGTTTATAACTACATTATCATACTGCTCTAGAAATTCTAGTGATTGTCTAACATCTTTAACTGCAGCGGAAGCCCCATTCTTAATAGAAACTACAGGCCATTTGGAACCAAGCAATTCATAAGCTGCCATTGCATCACACTCACCTTCAACAAGAGTGATAAACTTACCGCCAGAAGGCCATAGTTGCTCCCCAAATAAACCGCTGTCCTGTCCACTACCCTTCCATGTGAACATCTTGTTTTGTTCTCTTACTTTGTAACCTACAATTTCATTGGCTACATAGTAAGGATAGAGATGCTTTATTATATTACCTTTATAATCTTTTACTGCCTTAACCCCAAAGGCTTTGGCAGACTCTAAAGATATACCACGATCTGTTAGGGCTATAAACTCTCCTTCTGCATGGTTCATAGCATTGTTCCTATATTGTTTTATATCCACAGGTGGTGGGATTGTTGGTGTTTCACCATTACAAGCTCCTTCATAGTCTCTGAAATGTTTGTTACAACTAAAGCAATGCCCCGATCCATCTTCATTAATAGAGACAGGATCACTGCCTCCACATTCAGGACAGGGCAAATGATATTTGGCAAATGCCATTGGCTATTCCTCTTATTCAATTTTAACATAGGCTTCGTTTACATCTGGTGTATCAGGATCATCAGCAATAAACTTACCGTCCTCAGTCCTCGCTCTCTCAGCTATAATCTTAGTATCTAGATTACATTCTAAGTCCATGATGTCAGTTCTCAAAGCTTGTAAGGCTTCTCGCTGAATCATTACCCTATCACTAAGATCACCCAGTTCTCTCAAAGCTTTCTGTGCTAACCTAAATTTTAATTTACCTTCGGAAGTGAAAAGGGAGACATTAAAGTCTCCCTCGTCACTCCTGAATATTCCATCAGGATATTTACTCATAGTTCATCTTCCTCCTCAAGTGATTCTTCTACACTAAACTCATCTCCTGCTTGATTGTATGTGACTAGATCAAGTATCTGAACAGCCTGTAAATCAAGACCCTTGTAAGTCTGGCCCTGTCGTGTAACTTCCCACTCCTTGTATTGAACATTGCCAACCGAACCATTACCAACTGATACATCTATCTCTTGCTTAGACTTATCAAATAGTTTTGGTGCAGGTCTGATCAACCCATTAGGACCATTGACCTTACGCTTAACTACAACTGCTGGCCCCTCTTCCATCTGCTTTATCTTAAAGCCTCTGGATTCAAAGTCCTGTGCTGTAGCGTCATCTACTATAACATTCACCGAATATACTGGCTCATAAGTAGTGTTAGGTACAGTGATTGAAGCCCAAACTAGTGGACGATTTTTAAGTACTGCCATTGTGTATACCTCCATAGGTATGTTGTTGTTAAACTGGTATTAAATATTATCTTTATTATATTTATTCTTTTTATGTTTCTCATATCCGTTTTTAGTTTCTTTATATTTGTTAGAGTATACCATAGATTTGTTGAACTTACAAGCGTGTTTAGCTACATAGTTATTTTTATTTCGTAACTCATGTGGCGATTTCCTACGCATTATTTTAAATTCCTTTTCTTATAATCACTTAGCTTCTCTATCTCAACCCATCTCTCATCTAAATATATACTTACTAATAGCCATACTGATATATTTATAGCTATTAAAACAAAAAATATTTCCCATGAATAAATCATTTTGGTTTCCTTGAATTGGTTTTATTAAATTTATTTGTCCAAACAAAAGAGTAATGGCATGGTGGACACTCAGTTATCTTACCGCCAGAGTTTAAATAATCTATTGTCTGTTGTTTAATTTCTAATCTTTGTTTATTTTTATCCTCAATAGATTGGTTATTCATTTGAGTCTTCATATTACATCTCCAGTATCTTGAGTTACAAAGTTTCCAGTTTGTGAATCAAAACATACACCTAATCTATCAAGAATATAATTCCATGATTTAGTAAACGCTATATTATTATCAGAATAGTTCTCATCTATTTCAACTTCATCTAGTATAGTATGCAAAGCTCTGTTAATTGTCATCTCTTTCTCCTTCATCTCTGTCGGCTAAGTATTCTTGATACCTTATCTCTGCTTCTAAAGGTGACACATAGTCATCCTCTTGAGTCATAAGGTAACGGTTAAGGTCTATTATTACTGGATCTTTTTCGCGGTTCATTAGAAATCTACCTCCTTAACATCTAAGTCTACAGTATACTTGTCAGGTGCATTTAAATTACCATCCCAAATATAATCATCACAAGCAATTAGCTTTGCTTCTGCTATGCTTTGAGCTTCTATATATAGCTTATGCGTTTCTATAACTTTAACAATAAATTGTTTTCTCATCTGTCCTCCTACATCCAAGTTATTATATACCCAAGTGAAACATTCACCAAGCCTAGTAAGATAAACGAAGCTATAGTAATTACTATAGCCCCGAATACTCTGTAAATAAAGAACCAGAAGTTATTATGCATGACTATGCTACTAGTTTTGCACGATAGAATACTTCAGGATCTGATATAACTTTAGCTACCTGTGCTGTTCTAAGCTTAGTAACATTCATCATACTAGATGTTTTTCTTTGAGAAGGAGCATGAGTAGCCCAGTGAGTCAAAGCATTATAGACTGCCCAAAGATTGTTCTTCATAGAAGGAGAGTATCTATCATTATATATATCCCAGAGGAACTGCCAGTTCTTATTGTATGGTGTTGTATCTAGATCAAGAATATTTAAACCTAAAGTAGCTGCAAAAATATTTGCAATCATATCATAATCAACAGGAGTGTTATACCAAACATCCCAAAGTTCTTGTTGCTTAGTCATTACCTCCATTCCTGCAGTAATAATCCTAGCACCCTTCTCAATGTCTAAGCTTCTAGTGTGTCTAGATTTATACAGTGTTGCAGAATCATTAGTAAAGATCTGACCGTTCATACAAGCAGACTGCCTAGCACCTACTGATAATATAAAACTAAAAGAACCATCAAAACTATTAGTACTCAAGAAAGTTAAAGCTGCTGTATCACCATCTGGAGTTTGAATAATCTGATTAGGTAAGGTATGTCTAACAAAACACTTAGCACCGTTGGGATTGGTAATAATATTTTCTTCAATACCTCTAATGTTAAGATCACTCCGAGAAATAATAGCGCGTTGATTGTTAACCATTTCTTTGTGAGTTACTGGATTATAGTGAGGGCCGACAACTCCAAGACATTCTTCAGTATCAGTCCGTACTATTGCTCTCTTCTTAACTTCATTTAATTTAACACCAAATGAAGTATCAGATGTAAACATTAGAGGTTTCATTTCTACCTCAAAGTCAGCACTTCCATAATCAAGATGATTAAGATTGTTAGCGAACATGTCTGTTACATTTTCCATAGTATTGCTCCTAGTTTCAAAGGTCATTAGTAAACTCTCCAGTTAAGTAAGTGTAGTGAACTTCTGATACATGATTACCGTCAATA